ATACTAAGTAAGCTAGGCTTAGCCAAAGTCAGAACCAGCTAAATATATAAAAGAGAGCGCAAACCATGGCAATTCAAACGATTAATTTAGGTAGTTACGCAAACGACGGTACAGGCGATGATTTGCGCACGGCCTTTGAAAAAGTAAACGCTAATTTTACAGAACTAACAGGTACTGTTAATATTGTTGGTAGTACTAACTTAGGTGTAGGTACTGGACTTTACTCAGGTAAAAACAATGCTAATTTAGAATTTAAAACTCTTACTAGCACGGACAACAGTATTACAATCACCGCAAGCGAAACTACAGTAAATCTTAAATCAACGCCTCACTTGTTAGAAGATATTGACCCAACACTGGGCGGGGACTTAAATTTAAATGGTCATAATATTGTTGGCGAAGGCGACATCCAAACTACAGTATTTGGCATTAGCGTTGGACCGTTAAACAGTATTGTAGAATTATTAGTTGCTTCACAACAGATTACATTTGACATGGGTAGCTTTTTAGTTCCAACAGGGTCAACTAGTTATCTTCCAAGGGGTACAACATTAGACATGGGCGGTTTTGTTTTTAACACCGTTAGTACTAATTTAGAATTTGGTAGTTTCTAAGGAGCATCATGGCACTAACTGTATGGACTAAACCGTCTGGATATCAATTCGTATATAGTTACCTGGACAACGGTACTCTTAAGACCTCGCCTAATTTTCCAGAAAGAAAACAATTAGACATTCCGTTACCAGTGTCGGGCGACCTTGGTGTTACTTACGAAGTAATTTCAGGACAGTTACCACCCGGGTTGAGAATTCAAGACAATCACATTGTAGGTACTCCGTATGAAGTTCCTCGCATTACTACATTTTTATTTTGTATAAGAGCTAGTTTAGGAACAGACTTTTCCGACAGATCTTATAAAATTTCAATTGACGGAGCAGATGCTCCTGAATTTATCACAGCTGAAGGCAACCTAGCAGTAGGTAATGCTGAACAACTATATGCTTTAGACAGTACGTATGTTGATTTTCAAATTGAAGTATTTGATCCAGACCTAGCAACTGGCCAGCATTTAACTTATTACATTGCCAAAGACGATGGTGTATTGCCGCCAGGTTTAATGCTAACCACTGACGGGCGTATTGTTGGATTTATACAACCGGTAATATCCATTAAGCCAGAAGACGGTGACGGAACATACGATGACAGTTACTATGACTCTGTTGCGTTTGACTTTGCGTTCCGTCCAACAAACGGATATGATAGCTTTGTATATGATAACGTGTTTTATGACCTAAGTGTTTCAGCACGTGGTCCTAAGAAACTTAACCGTAATTATGAATTCATAGTTAGTGTAAGTGATGGAGATGTTACACCAGATACAAATATTACAACGACTAGTGAAGTATCTACTACTACATTATTTGGAGCAAACATCTCGTCTGCCAACCCGGGAGTATTAACTTTTAGCTCTAGCACTGGCGCGGCTGTTAAAGCAGGTATGTTATTATCAGGCGGAGATGTAACTACTGGAACATACATTGCTTCCGGATACGGGAATACATGGATATTAAATAAGGCAGCGTCTGGTAATCCTACCACTGCTACTATTACTACTCCAGTAATTACTACAACTTATACTGCCAAACGTAAATTTAAAATATTCGTAGTTGGTGACGATTACTTCCGTGCTGACAACGCTTCTTGGTTAGACGGCTCTGGTTTGTTTACATCTGACGTAACTTATCTACGTGCTCCTATTTGGATCACTTCACAATCATTAGGTACATATCGTGCTAACAACTATCTAACTATTCCTTTAGAAACGTATGAACGTGAAAACACATTCTACGATCTAAGTCCAGTTAACGCTGATATAAAAGCAATTACTAAACAAAAACTATTATCAGATAACTTGATAGGCACAACAACTATTGCTAGAGCAACTACCGCAAGTATTAATAGAATTACAGTCGACTCAACGTACGGCATGGTTCCAGGAATGCAAGTATCGTTTGCCGGTACTGGTTTTGGAAACTTAGTTAGAGATAAAATCTATTATATCGAAACAGTAACTAACAACGTTGCTACTGGTATTGCCCAAGTATCACAAATCGGTAGTACTGTTACTGCCACTACTGGTACTAGCGTTCTTGTTAATACTGTTTCATCTGTAGCAAATACTGTAGTTGTTGACAGCCCTGTTGGCATTGTTGAAGACATGTTAGTAATTGGCGTGAATATTGTTCCCGGTACTACTGTATTATCAGTTGACGATGTTACTAGAGAAGTTACATTAAGTAACGCAACAACAGGTGCGGTTACAGGTGTTATCACATTCTATAATACTGTAGAACACGGGTATGTTACCGGACAAAGTATTAAAGTTGAGAATACTGGTATTGTAGATAGTCTTGGTTATATTGTTGTAACTGGGGCAACTACATTTACATATCAGGTTCCACTTAATTCAATTATAGCATTAACATTTGTGCCAAACGCATTAGCAACACCTAGTCCACAAATTACAATTAGTGAAGTACAAAATAGTCACGTACTAGTAGAGTTAACTACTGCTACAGGTTTAATGGACGTTAATGCCGGTGGTAGAACACTAACTGTCGAACAATGTTTAACTGCTCCAACTTATGGTCAATACTTAAACATAACTTCGTCAGCAAAAGTCTATCAAATTTATGCTGTACAAAGTTTAGGTAACAACGAATATAGAATTAGTTTAACAGAACAGTTAGAAATTTCACAATTAGATGGCATTGAATTATACATTGGTTCAAAGAGTCAATTACCAGAAGGTATGGCTTTTGATACTGCTACTTCACAAATATACGGAGTAGTTCCTTACCAACCTGCTGTTACTAAGAGTTACGAATTTACAATCGTTGCTACTAGACTTAGTGAAAAAGGCGAAGAAGCAAAATCACCTAGAAAGTTCTTAGTTAAGATTGTAGGTGAAATTGATAGTGTTATCACATGGAACACTCCAACTAATCTTGGATCAATCAATGCTAACTTTGTATCACTGTTAAGCGTTAGTGCTACTAGTACTATTCCAGATTCTCATGTTTTATATCGTGTAACTTCCGGTGCTCTGCCATCAGGACTAAGTTTGAACTTAGATGGTGAAATTGTAGGTAGAGTTAATCAATATTATGATTCTACAGCTGGCACACTAGGACTAACAACATTTTCAGAATATAGTGGAAACACTAAAGGCGCAGGAGTAGTAACATTTGCTCGTCAAACATTTGATGGCGGTACAACTACTGTAGACCGTGTTTACACATTTACAATCGAAGCACGTGACCAATACGGTTACAGCGCAACTACTAGAACATTTACTATCACTGTAGATACACCTAACCAATTAACATTTAGTAATGTTAGAGTACAACCGTTCTTAAAACTTGATCAACGTGCTGTGTGGAAAGACTTTATCAGTGACACTAGTATCTTTACCCCGGACAGCATTTATCGTCCTAACGATAAAGAGTTTGGTGTACAATCTTTACTAGGTATGGTAGTTTACGCAGGTGTTGAAACTACACAAGCTGCCAAGTACATTAGTGCCATGGGGTTAAATCATAAGCGTAAACGTTTCCAGTTTGGTGCTATTGAAAAAGCTACAGCGTATGTTCCTGGTACTACTACTCCAGTTTATGAAGTAGTTTATGTTAGAATGATTGATCCGCTGGAACCAAACAACAAGCGTTTACCAAACAGTATTAATTTAAGTTTACAGCCAACCGCTATTACAGTTGATAGCAGTAACAGTTTTTGGTCAGCAGGCTGGCCAGGCGATGGCTCTGCTAGCCCAGCTGATGCCGATCCTGTTAAGAAGGCAAAATTAGAACTGCCTGCACCTGAAGCATCACGTCCTGATCCAATTGTCAGTGTTGACAGCACAGGATACAAATCGTCTAATCCAAAAGCAATTACCTACTATCCAAACAGTATAAGTATTTGGAGAGAACGCTTTAAAAATTGGAAGGATGGTCCAATATCATTTGCTAACGAGCGTAACTACTTACCGCTATGGATGCGTAGTATTCAGCCAGGCGCAAGAGAAGAACTAGGATTTCAGCTAGCTGTACCTATTTGTTACTGTGTTGTTGGTACTGCTGACGACATTATGCTAAACATCAAGTTTAGCGGATTTGATTTTAAAACATTAGACTACACCGCAGACAGATATAAAATAGATTCTGTAGAGGGTGAAACAGGGGATAAATACCTTGTATTTAGAAACG